TAGAGACTTAGCCCATCCGGGGCGGCTGTCACCTACCTTGATTACTGTGTCAGTCTCATGCATGTCTTCATTAACTGTAGGCATCTTCTCAATGTTGTGTCGTTCCACAGAGAAGCCTACACCAGTGCCACACATTAGGATGTACATAGTTTCATCGAAGGCTCTAGGGCTGTCCACAGGGACGTAAGAGCAGTTGTATGCCCCTACGTGGCAACGGTCTAGTGCAGGGCCAGATGTCATCAAGGCTCTCATGCTAGGCATGATGTCCTGATTGAGTACAGCTTCTTCTAGTTCACCACGTAGTTCATCTGATAGCACATAGTTACACGTGCTTTGTAGATGGTTCTTCATGTAATCAAAGTAGCGTTCTACTGTCTCAACCCATGTCTCACGGCGTTGTTCATCTTCTTTCCATCGGGCATACCGTGATAGCGCGATGAAGTTTTGGTAGTCTGTTGGTAGGTAATTGTTCATATCTGTCACTCCGTTATTGTTCTCATTGTTCTAATGTCGGCACCTTCTACATCATAGAAGTATTCACGTATGCCATCTTCTATCTCTTCCCCCACCTGTCCATCAGCAGGGATGGGGTATTCCTCTTCATCTATATCCAAGGTAATAAACATTTTAACTCTTACCATCTGCTATTACCTCTTCAATCAACTTATCCAAGTACCACTTGGCTTTCTCTAAATCCTCAACAGGCTTGTCCTTGTAGTCAAACCGCCATAGATACTTGAGGATGTTACCTTGCAGGTAATACTTGAACCCATCACCAGTAGCCGCAGAGATAGCATGAATACACTCAATGCCTGTCTGGTTGTAATGTGGTGGACTATTCACCATGTCCACACCACCATAGGCTTCCTTGCCAGCTTGCTCTGCTTCATCTTCCATCATCTGTTTCATGTATGCCTCGTGTCTCATGCGTTACCCCCTGTCTTTGTGTTGAAGTTAAGATGAACTACGTTACCATCGTACTCTTTCTCAACGCCCACCTTCTCCTCTAGTTCTACATCAATTTCCATCTCGTTGTCAATAACTTTTGTGACATACTCATGCACAATATTACGAATACTTTCTTCTTGCTCCATGATAGGCACAGTAGCACACATCATCTTACAGAAATGCATGACATTGCCATAGTCATCATCCGTCATAGGGTTGTCAGGGAATGCCATGATTGAGATGTCTATCTCACCACTCCATTCACCGTCATCGTCAGCGAAGGGTCTTACTCGTATAATGAAATCCTCGTCTTGTATTCTTTCCATCATTTCATCTTTGTTCATTTCTTTTTTCTCCTCTTCACTGTTGAGTTTGGGTGGCTGATAAAGTCAGGGTGTTTGTCTTTGCCTTTCTCTTTCAGCCAATCTTCTGGAATGATACGGTCATAGTATCTGAAACCATTCTTGATACACCAATCACCGTATGTTGTCTTTGCTCCTTTACGTATCTTGCTCTTACTATTCTCAAACACAAAGCGTATATCCAATTCAGGATGTTGCTTCTTGATTTCAATGTGCTTACGTCTATCTGCCGTAACGAACCTACCTTTTACCTCAACGATGATACCATTGTCAAGTATGTAGTCGGGTGTATAGGTACGGTAGGCTAGGTCTTCCCATTCAATCTTGATGGCCTCGTATCTAAACGATACTTTGTCTGCCTTCAACTTCTCTGCTATGGTCAACTCTAGCCCACTACGATACCCATACTTCCGTGCGGCTCTCCATGCCTTATGGTACAACTACATCTCCTATGTATGATACAGTCGGTGGCACTTTAGCCTTGGACATTACTGCTGGGCGTTCAGTTAGGGTGTCCCAACAATCAAAACGATAAGAGCAAAACTTACACCCATCATTAAGTACTTTATTGCCTGTCTCTTTTCCTCTGAACTTCTCTTCAACTGGTGCGAAACATCTTTCAAACTTATTCTCCTCTACTGTTGTTACGGTATCCTGTATCTTGGCTACCTCTGTGTCTACGTCTAAGCCTGTAGCTGGTACGTACTTGAACTCGCCATTGGCTTTGTTCACTACCCACCATCCACCAGCCTTCTTACCTGCGGCTTTAGCATACCCAGCAAGCTGTGCTATGTACCCAAAGCCATCACCTGCCGCCAGTGTATCATATGATTCAAACTTGTTCTGATACGACCAGTTGCTTGCAGATTTAATATCATCAACAGCGTCATTGATTACAATGTCGTACTCACCGTTGATGCTTGTGTTGTCTAGTTCTAGTGTGACCTTTGTATTGTCTTGGTAATCCACACCTGCTTCTTTGAGCAAGCCCTTGAATACAGCCTCTACAATATCACCTAGCATCATGTTCATAATGAATGTGGTAGGGAAAGGGAGAGCAACTTCAGGCTTGTTCTTAGCATACCAAAGCTGGCAGTTAGGTCTGCCAACATTGGACATACGTAGCTTGAAGTCGTCTCTCGACTTACCCCCACCAAACTGACGCTTCAGTGCGTCTGCTACGTCAGTCGCTACCTGATTGATGGTAGTCTCTGACATAGTGCTGTTACCATTAACAGCATCAGACATATACTGATGTAACGCCAGTTCAGCAGGATGGTTCATTATGCTACCTCTTCTTCTACTTCAATATCAACGATACCATCAAGGTCAACATCATCCAAGTCATCATCCTGCTTGGATATAGCCTTCTCTGCATAGGTATTGATGATATACGTATTGTAGTTCTCAATCCATGCCATGAAGTCAGCGAACCTGTTCTGGTCATCCTGTGACAGTTCGACTGTCTTGGTGACATCCAGATTAACAACAGGCAGGTAGAAGCTACTACCATTAGGTAGCTTACGTTCTTCTGTCTGTGCTGAAATCATGTGCTGTACAGGAAGACGCTTCATCTTAGCCAGCTTGGTGAAACATGCGCCGACAGTCTTGAAGGCATCACGATTGTCAATCTCCCAGATGAATGGTGTAGTCTGTACCTCTACAGAGTTACCGTTTGCATCCACAGGGTCAATCAAATCAACCGTACCAAGAATGACACGCACTCGCTTGACAGACTTGATAAGTTCCTTCGTAGCTTCTGGCAGTGACTTGTAGTCTTCAATCCAACCAGAAGGCTTACCACAGTTGAAGCCACCATCGTTGTCTTTCAAGTCCATGTTGATGTTGTCACTCATAACAGTCTTGACGTAGCGATTAGGTGTGTTACCTGATGCCATCACAAACTTCTTATACATGAAGCGTTGCATGAATGGACGCACCTTAATATCTTTAGCGTAGTAAGTCGGACCGTCTGGGATTTCCAGCTTGTAGTGTCCACCTTCAATCACTTCCATATTAACACGCTTGCCATTCACTTCTGCTTCACCCATGATAGGTGTGTGATGGATGCGCAGACGAGCCAGTGTGCTAGTCTGTTGCTTAGTTGAACCGCCTTCATGTGCAATGCCCATAGCTTTAGACATAGCGGCGTAGTTGTTAGTATCAATAGTTGTAAGTTCAGTCATATGTTTATCTCCTTTTCTGAGTCAAGTTCCATAGTTATATCAGGTTACATCCACTACGTCAAGCCAATTCTTTCCTATTTTTGCTTCTAATAGTAGTGGAACATTGAACACCACACCCCAACGAGATGTGATGAGTGAAGGTAGTGCATCATTCGTGTCCTGTATGACCTTGATTACCTGCTGTTCTTCATCAGGATGCACGTCAATAACTATACTGTCGTGTACTGAATTGACCACACAACTACGCATGTCCTTGAGTAAGGCATCAATGTGTAGCAGTGCAACAGGTACAATGTCTGCAGTAGCAAATGATTGCACAGGGTAGTTCTTAATCTGAGTAAAGAATGATACTGTACCGTTAGCCCTACGTACAACGTCAGGGAAAGCGAACTGCCTACCTGATGGTGTAGTAATGTGCCTAGTGTTTACAGCTTCTTTAGCCAGTCGGGAATGCCAAGCTGAGACTCCCTTGTACTTCTCGTTGAAGTGCTTGTAGTATGCGGCCTCTGATTGTGACCGTCCGTATCCGCTTGCTCCGTAGAGTGGTGCAAACGTGTGCGCCTTCGCATCTTGGCGAGACGTATGTTGACCAGCATCGGTAATAACTTTAGCGGTATATGCATGTACATCAAATCCAGTAGAGACTTCTTCAATTGCAACTCCATCTTGTGATAGGAATGCGGCGGCGCGAAACTCAAGCTGTGCAAAGTCAGCTTCCATTACCTTACCACCAGCAAACCGTGATACGAATACCTTCTTAACAGGGAAGGTGCCGCCGCGCGGCATGTTCTGCATGTTAGGGTCAGCACCAGAGAACCTACCAGTAAAGGTGCGGTGCTGTAGTAGACGGACATGCAGCTTTCCGTCTTTCTTAATATTCCTACTAATGCCATCAACAAATGATGACAGATAAAGATATACGGCTGACAACCTGCGAACTTTAGATAGGAAGTCAACTGCGTCTGTCATACCTTTAGATTTAGCGACAGACTCAAGTAACTCAAGGTTAGTTTTGCTGGTAGTGAATCCATTAGCACTAGCCCACTTCGCGGAAGGTGGTTTGAACTTTAATCCCGCAAGAGTAGATAGATTGACCAGATTATAACCAGCACCACCACATGTTTTACAAGTGTGATGTCTTGTATAAAGTGTTCCATCGACCTTTACCTTTCTTATCTTTCCAGTACCATTACATTCATTGCACTGCTCTGCTGTTGTCTTGTACACACGTTCTGTACCGCCAGCCACTAAACTATTAAAGTCTGCATCTGGCATATAAGGGTCAATAGCGTTACCCCAATAAGGCTTGTCCAATACCTTGCGGCTGTAGATAACCCATGACAATTGCTCTGGGCTGTTGAGGTTGATAGGTGTATCACCCATCAGCTTACGTACATGAACCTGCAAATCGTCAATAAGCTGACGCTTCTCTTGTTCAAATTCTTGACGCACTTCATCCAGCTTGGTAACGTCAACACTGAAACCACGCTGATAGATACGTGAAAGGCACACAGCTACCTCATTGGTGAGTGTCACTGTAGGCATAAGCCGTGCATCAGCTTGTGTGTTGAGGCGGTATACCAACCTGTCAGACAGTTGCTGTGTAGCATGTAAGTCAGCAGATAAATACTCAGACAACTCAGCGTGAGGAATGTCACGAGTAGAGTAGCCTTTCTTGAAGTACTCTTTGAGTGTATCTTGCTTCTTAGTGTCCAACTCATAGCGTTCAGCACAAGCCTCAAGTGATAGCGGCTCTTTGATACCACGCTGTAGCACATACTCTGCAAGCATCGTGTCAAAGACAGCACCATCATACTTGAAGCCAGACTCCCAAAGCCACAGCAAATCATGTGCGGCATTGTGCATGATAAGAACAGTAGCGGCATCAAGGAACTCCTGTACCAGTACGTGTCCACCTTCATCTGCATCCACCTCACTGTGGTCAAAGGTAACAATACGTTCAACGCCTTGGTCTGTAAGCATACCAACCATAGTCAGTGAGTTCTCTGGCTCAAAGGGGTCAAGGTAAAGGCGACCATCTCTAGTTACCGTAGTGTTTTCTACATCAAGTGTTAGCTTCATCCTTCATACCTCGCTGTCAGATAGTCCAACTCACAGTTCACCATGCCGTGCCAGCCATTCAGCTTGTTCTTCACGATGTTCATGTGACGTAGTGGGCTATCCTCTTCCTGTCCTTCAACAGTAGGTGACTTACCAATCAGTATCATAAGGTCAGCCTCTGCCGCCTTACCAGTACGTGAACCTTCCATCATAGACTGATTAAGTTGTGACCGTCCTTCTGCCTCTGCGGATAGCTGAGACATATAGAATACAGCACAGTCATACGTCTTGGCAATCTGCCTAGCATGAATAGCGCAAGCCTTGAGTGCCTCGTCAGGGCGAGAGAAGCCACCAGCAGTCTGGAACTTATCACCCATGTCAAGCACAAGAATGTCAGGCTTGTACGACTTACATACAGATTCAACCCACGCCATGTCACGTCCACCAGCTTCTTTAATCTTGATGTTATTCATCACTGGTTCATACAATGACTTAGCCATTGCCATGTTAGACTTGACATCACGTGCTGACATACCAGCGGCGGCTGTCAGATACCTAGCACCAACACGGTGGGTGGGTTCCTCATTACACAGGATGACACATCTAGCACCCTGTGATGCGAACCCACCCGGCGCGGCTATCAAGCTGGCATGAAAGGAAGTCTTACCAGTGTTAGGCCGTGCGCCTACCTCAATCAGTTGACCAGCACTAACGCCTTCAACCTTACGTGCTACGCTAGGTATATTGAATGACCACTTGGCTTCAAGTTCAGCCTTCGCCATCAATGTCTCAATGCTGATGTCATCCCACTCAAT